TATGCGTTCATGTGCTTCTGTAAGATCCTTGGGATATTTATAGTAGTCGTTTAGTGGGTAATCCAGTTTTTCTAATTGCCTTATATAGTCTCTATATTCACTCTGCACAGACATTTGACACGCGTTGTCGTCCTCTTTTCGTTTTTCTCTTTGTTTGTTGAAATACGTTGCCAGCCTTACAAGATTTTCTGTTTTCCCATTTTGATAAATTGCACTTATATGAAATTCTTTCATTACTAATTCGATGTGGCTCTTTTTTACTTTTCCGTGATTGACCAGCATCTTATAGGTTGATATGCTAGGCAAGTTGAACATGTCCCAATTCTTAAGTTTCTCTATATCTTGATGTGTTAAACCTAAAAATCCAGGAATTGATTTTGCCCTCCAGTTCGGTCTGATGTACACTGGACACCTTGTAATTTTGCATCTGACTATATCTTCTAATCCTGCTTTCTTAATGAATTCAATTTGTGGATACTTTGCGCAGATTGCAGCTTCTTTGATCATGTAATCTGCAAATCTGATATCAACATCCATGTACTTGAGAAATGTATTTTGTAACTGCTCTGTAGTTACAAGGTTATGTACATAGCCTTTATCTATCAGGTGAATTGAACCATCTTGACATCTCGACCATCCGCCACGATATGCTCCTTGATATGCATACATGAATTGTTCTTCTCTAGATATACACACAATCTGCTCTATATATATCTGTGTGACATCCCTCATATCGGCAACTTCTTCTCCGTTATATATCCAGGAAGCATATGCAACTACGAAGTAGATTGTTTCATTCCTATAGAACATCCATAAGTATGTTTTGCCACTGCCCAACGGATGGCATGTGTGCGGCATGAATGTTCTATTTTGACCTCTGTATGGCAACCAGTCTCCCTTTCTTATAGTGTCTATGTAATCGAACGTTTCTCCGAATTTAGGACAATGCGCTATTTTCTTAAACCTGTTATAAATAATCGGTTTCTCTAATGTTTCTGTAACTATGTCCTCAAAATCATCCGGATACTCGATATCAACAGGAATATTCTCTATATTGCGATATATGTATTCCATGACTTCCTCCTTAAATGAGATCCAGGATATCTACTATCTCCGCATTCTGTGCCTTTGTTTCGTCAATCTCGAAATACTTCAACACCATTCCTCTCACTTCTTCATCTGAGATTGCAGCCATGTTATTAACAGCTTTTTCTTTTGCTTTGTTTCTTATATTGTTTATTAAATCCTTGATGGACTTCTTGCCATCAAGGATCTTGTTTGCTACTTCTTCTGTAGTGCAGCGCTCGTTTATCGTTTCTTCAATAAATGTAGCTAGCGCACCTTTTATTTCTAGCGATTCTTCCGTTATCTTCGCTCTTGCTTCATTGATTCTTTCCATGATTTACTCCTTTGTCAGAACAACTTCCCCGCTGTGAATACTCTCGTATTCTTTATCTCGTTCAGCTATTCTCTCCTTAATCTGCTCAATAATATTGTTCATTAATTCTCTTGATGATTCGTTTTTTGTTTGTCTTAGGCGGTCTTCGAACTTCGATATCCTTCTCTCATCATCATTGTTAGCATAGGTTAGTTCGTACATACGAGCTTTGCCGATAGGATCAAATCTGCAATGCCAGTCGTCGTTATACTCGCACTTATCGCAGCACTGATCACATACTGTGCCACGTATTCTACGGCACCACCTGAACGCTCGGTTGTCTCCGAGTGTGGGGTGTTCAAAGCTACATACATCACACTCTGATTTAACGCGAAACATTATTTTCTCTTTTTGATACCTCCTACAAGTAATTGCGGCCAATTAGCCGCATCCATTCTCTTCTTGCTTGCTCTGCTGTATAGCCTTGCTCTATCAACTCAATTTCATACTTAAGTTGATAATGTTGTCTAAGCTTTTTATTCTCGCTTATTGCCCACTCTGTACTGTTAGCATGAAGCTCCTCATGGTGTTTTCGACACACATCTACCTGGAACTTGTTATCAATAGATGTTTGTCTATTAGCTCCAAAGAACACTTCATGTCTTTCTGCATTTCCTTCTCCGCAATACTTACATCTCCTGTACTTCTTGTTTTTCCATCCATTTACTTTTTTCTTTTTCTTTGTTGTCTTTGGTTTAGGAAATGGGCACGTCTGGTAATACTCGTCTAATACTTCTCTTTTCATTTCACACACTACAGGAATAAGGATTTCCCCAAATTACCATCTCTCTTGTTTTCAGCACTAACAACCGGAAGTGCCAGCTCTTCTACTATCGCATCTTCTATTTCTGGAGTCTCCGTTCTTGTGAGACTTTCTTCAGAAAGGACGTCTCCGAAATATTTCCTTCTTCGTTCAATATTCATTTAATCCTCCTGCTCTATCTCTGCCTTACACACCATATATCGGTGTGCCTCAATCAGTACCATTGATATACCAAATAACGTCATGCATATAATGAATGCTTTTATCAACATCTATTACCTCCTTATTTGCAGCCCAATGCGTATAAGAATATCCACAACATCGGTATAAAGAGTGCAGCTGCAATTGATCCAACTACTGCCATTGGTTCAAAGTCTCCATCTTCGTTAGAAAATATAAACTTGATTGCTTCTATAGTGTTTTTCATTAGTTGCTCCTCCTTTTACTCATCAGTCGCTCTGCTACATCCGCTGCAAGATATTGCTTTTTCTTTCCGTCGGTGATGTATTCGCACCCCTCCATTAACGTCATTACGTAGTCTCTAGATTTCCCTAGATACCTAGCTATGTCTGACTGACATGGCCAGTTTCCAACTTCTCTTTTTATATCTCGTACTATTACTTGTTTATCCATGTCCTTGTCCTTTTCTTTCTTTGATGTATAATCTCCTATATAGTTATTTGTTTTAAACATGATGAGATATCTTTGCTTTCGGAACACATGGCAGATTATTTCAAATTGAAATAATCCCTACTGTTGCTACCAATGCTATAAAGATTGCATAGACTGCATATATTATTGATTCAGTCTTCCCTTTTAACTTCGTCATTATGGGTATGCAGATGATTACAGATAACCAAATGTAAATTATGTAAGTACTCATTTCCTTCTCCCTCTTCTGTTTGTGATACAATTTCTGTTAGCTTATTAATTTTAGAAAGGAGTTTTAGATGAACTTAAATATTCTTACTTCACTCGTTGCACTCGTAATTTCGCTCTGTGCACTCATATCTCCATTGGCAGTGTCTATTCTCAACAACAGATTTGCTTTAAAGCTTCGAAATTTAGATTTAGAAGAAGCTCGTCTTAACCGCAAAGCAGAAGTGATTGAAAATTTCTTTAGATATGCTGGTGTGGTTTTTTATAACTATGATGATGAAGCACGTTCAAATTACGGAGAATACAGAAATCTCATTTATCTATATCTTCCTAGTTCATATCATGATGATATTTCTGCCTTTAATGATTACGTCTCCAAAAGAGATGCGATAAATGCTAGTGAACTCTTGAAAGAAATCTCAATTAGGTATGCGACTAATCAGAACAAGCTCAAGTAATGTAGCTGTGCAAATTAACGAAGCGTAAAGCATGTATATTCTGCTAGCTAATTTATCTATTCTTCTCACCTGCCTATAGCAAATTATTGCTACTATGCAGGTTATTAATGTTCCAATTACTACCATCATCTTCTCCCTCTTCATCGCTGTTTCATCTAACATGTTAGATATTTATGCCAAAAAAATTTCATTTGCCTTTTTATCTAAAGCATCTGCAATCTTGGAAAGTGTATTGGTGCTAACCTCAACAATTCTTCCAGATTCTAGCTTTGATAGTGTGGCTCTTGATATTCCAGCTTTATTTGCCAATTCTTCTTGTGACATATTTAGTTCTTTCCTAAATTCTTTTATTTTATATCTTGGCTTCATTTGTTTTCCCTCCTGTCTATTATTGTTTACATTTCGGAGTCTAACATGTTATACGAACTTTGTCAACGATTTTTGTTTAACTTGTTTTACAAAAGTTGTATAATCTGTCTAACAAGTTTTACGTTTGGTTTAAAGAGGAGTAAACAATGGCTACATTGGGAGAGATTATTTACAATTATCGTGCAGCTAATAATTTAAGCATGGAAGCTTTTTCAAAGTTGAGTGGCATTAGCAAAGCATATATTTCAATCCTAGAGCGCAACGCTCGCCCTGGAACTAATAAGCCTGTTGCGCCTTCCATTGAAACAATTAAGTTGGCTAGTGATGGAATGAATATGGATTTCAACGAATTGTTCCGAATGCTTGAGGGAAATGTTAGGCTTGATAGTTTAGAGACAAAACCCCTTCCATCAAACATCATGGTGCCAGCTGGTCGACAAATTCCCATTCTGGGTACAATCTGTGCTGGTAATGGCATTCACTGCGAGGAAAATTTCGAGGGATATTTCTTAGTGGATAGGTCAATCAAAGCTGATTACTGTCTCAGAGTCAAAGGCGACTCTATGATTGATGCCAATATATATGATGGGGATATTGCTTTCCTAAGAAACTATACAAAGCAGATGATAAGATTATGCTCCAGCCTTGCAATTCGGATTACGCAGCTGCATTTGTTAATGTAGATGATGTAGTTATTGTTGGTGAGTGTATTGGTACTTATCATGCTAGATAGTATGGATTTAATTATGCCGTTGTCGCATTAGTTGAAGTCATATTTACACTTGAACAATTTAGATGATATTTAATTTATAGAAAGGACTTTATGTATTGGATACTCAAGATAAAAAATTCTTAACTTATAATAGACAAATGAAAAAATTGCGCAACGATAAACTAATCGGTTGCCAGGGTTCTGATCATAAACGAACACTTATAAGATCTGGATATTTCAACCTAGTTAACGGCTATAAAGAACCATTTATTAATGGCAAAAATGAAGATGGAAGTCATCGTTATCTACCTGGAACTAGTCTTGATCAGCTATACGAAGTGAAAAAATTTGACGATAAGCTTCGCCTATTACTTTTGAGATATATAACCCAGATTGAAGAAGAGGTCCGCGCCTTAACATCATATCAATTTGACCGTTGTAACGATAATGGCCAGATACATTGGTATGAGTCCGGTGCTTATGATAATAAATACCCTGTTTCTTTTATTATGAGTGCAATCTCAAAGGCATATGGTGAAATTAGTAAAAGTAAGCTAGATTATATTTCTTTTTATATGAGTAACCATAGCATGATTCCTACATGGATAATGTTGAAAACGGTGAATTTCTCAACTTTCATAGATGTTCTTCATTATAGCAAGCCATCTGTAAAGCATTCCATTTGTAATCTTTACGGTATGACAGATGCGAATAATAAACCTAATGTAAAGTTGCTAATCGGCAGTCTTCATTGGTTGCGAAAAGTGCGTAATGCATGTGCGCACAACGAACGTATATATTCAATAGAAAGAAAGAAAAAGCCAAATGACAAGAAAGCTGGAAGAATAAAAGAAAAATATCTTGCTCAAATGAAGAATATATATTTAAGCAGTAAAAACTCAAATCAGAAATTGCTTGATATTATCATATATTTCAAATACTATCTTCCATCAAAGGAATTCAGTGATTTTATATCAGAGCTCAAAGTTATGATGTTTTATTTAAAAGATCATATACATCCTGCTGCATTTAATTATGTTCGTGGACATATGGGTATAAAAGATTTGTCAGACCTAGATGTTGTGGTTGGTTTCGAGAAAACAGACATTAATTACAACAAGTTCGACAAATAGATATTTATTAAATTTGATTTTAAGAAAATCTATTGAAATAGAAACTAATTAATGTTAATATACATGCACAGAGAGAACTGAATTGATTTCAGTTGAGGGATGCTCTTGCATGTAAATGCGAGGGCATCTTTTACTTTTTGTCTTTAAAAAATATCCATCACCTGCGGCAACAGATAATGGATATAGAAATTGGCATCGTTTGAGATACACAAAGTTCCAACATGAGTATATCAGCGATGCCTTGTTATTACAAGCAGGGCACTTTTTGTGTCTCAATCAGGGAGGCTGATATGAATTATATTCGTAGGTCATTCACATATAATGGTAAACGGTATTGTGTGTATGGAAAGACTGAGCGAGAAGCGATTGAAAAACTTGTACTAAAGCGTCAAGCTCTTGAGAATGATGAATTGGTTAATCCTGCAAAACGAAATGACAGCCAATATATATACTCACGTTGATTTTGAAATTATAAATCAGGCAGCAGCGTTAATGTGATACCGTGTTACTCGCTGCGATAACAGGTGCTACAGTCGTTGAAATTACTGATTATTATGCTGTACTCCTAAAGCGGGTGTCGGAGGTTCGAATCCTCTTCGGGACACCACCTCAAAACACTGCAATTCTAACGAGTTGTGGTGTTTTTCTTTTTTGTTGATGCAGTGTCTATTGTCAATATTTACCGATATTTATCGTTATTGGTGTGTTACAAGGTGTGTTACATATTGTGGGCAATTTGTTTTGATAAAAAAAGAAGGAGGGCATTTCTGCCCTCACAACTTATGTATAAAGAGCAGGCGACACTCACCTGCTGAACCATATTATATATATTATAAATAAATATGTCTACCTATATGACTGATATCTCACCATTTTCATTTGCCTCTACATCGACCTTACCATCAGTGATAAGAGTTCCGTCTTTGATAGCAAACACGGCATTATCACCCTTAACGAGACCTTTCTCTACGCGACCTCCATCATTATTGTAGAATTGCCATTCGTTATCGGTTTTTACCCATCCGACTTGCATAACTCCATCTGAGTTAAAATAGTAATTCTTTCCCGATATCGCATGCATACCACTTATATAGGCACTTCCGTCATTAGGTTCTAGGTAATACCACTTACCATCAATTGACAGCCACCCTGTATGCATCTTGCAGTTGCTATCAAAATAGTACCATTTGTCTTCGATTTGCTGCCAGCCTGTAACAGCATAGCCTGAACTGTCGAAGTAGTACCACGCGCCATCTAACTGTGCCCAGGTTGATTTATAGTAGTTACCTTCTTTAGTCCTGTACCACCAGCCTTTTGAGTCCTGAATCCACCCTACAGTTGGAGTGGTCGAGTAATCTGGTCTATATATATTTCTTATATTTTTAGGATATCTGATTCTTATAGCTACTCTTGAGCCACTTGTATTTCCCTCGAGCGTTGTAAGTGTGCCATTCGCATTTCTCTTTATAACAAATCCTATGTGGTCTCTAGAACCACTTCCAGAATTGTTCCCCTTACCGCTCCAACAGAATATCACGATGTCACCAGCTTGTGCCTCTGACAGATTTACCCATTTCAGATTTTTACTACACCAAAGCTGTGCATTGGCGACGTTATTGTTCTTCTCCCACTTAATTCCCAAATGTGAGAGTATATATGATACGAAGACTGCGCACCATGCCCATCCTCTGTACGAGGATGAACCATAGTACCAATCTGCGAATGTTGCAGACCCCTGCCCTAGGAACTTCCTAGCATACTCTATAACTTTGTTCCCATTCATCTTACACCTCCTTGTCTGTTGGCGCGTCTGATGGATCGTGTTCCTCTTGTGATATTGCTGTAAATCCTGGTGTATGTTCTCCGCCAATCTCGCCTCTAGGCTTTATGTAAGTCATAGCTAGGTCACTATCACCTACTCCTTTTGTGGTGGGGTCTGTGATGACTCCAAGCATACTCATGAGTCCTAAGATAGCCGTAATAATTTTTGCAATATCTGTCTGTGGAATAGGTATTTTAATTCCTAGTGTGTCACAAATCATGTACCCTGTGGTTACTACGGCACCCAGGAACATAGCTACCCACTTACCGTTCCTAAATCTAACTTTCCAATTGATTCTCATTTGTTTCGCCTCCTTTTAGCAATAAAAATGCTGAGCAAAGGCTCAGCTAACTCTTCAACTTATTCTCTAAATCTTCTAATCTATGATTTATAACCTTTAACCTTTCCTCGATAACGGGAATTTTTTGTGCAAAACCGTTGTGTAGCCTAACTTCTTCCGTCAGCTTATCTATCTTGTAATCAGTTAAGCAGCTCGATTTACGGATACCGTATAGCGAGCCACCGCCTGCCCCAAGAGCTGATACGCATGCCACTATAATGCTTGTCCAATCCATCATTATTTCCACCTTCCTGTAGCCCTATAGAGTATCCTCGCATCCACTCTCGAGAGCCTACTCATTGATATATAGTAGATACCTCCGATATAGTCTTTAGTTGACATCTTACGGGTAGTCCACAGCTCACCATCTGGCGCCTCAATCTCTACACTAGTAAGTGGTGTGTCTATAAATAATCCAGGCGGTAATGCTGTACTTGTTCCACCTGAGTAATATACGGGGCCCCACGCATTTACAGCTGATACTGTCCC